AGTTTCTATTCACAGTTCGGTGAAGGTTCTACCTTCCCTCAAGTAGTTTTAAATGGCGATAATCTTGGGGGTTGTACTGAGACTGTACGTTATTTAAAAGAAAACAATTTAGTCTAATGAAACCTGAAGATGATTTTGAAACTGTCTATGATCTTGTCGAACATGCTATTGATTATGCCTTTCAAGGTAAATTAACTCTTAAATTTTATGAGTTTTTAGAGTATCGTAAGACAAGAAAGTATGAGGTAGATTCTTTTCTTCAAAGTTCTACTGCTCATGAGCTTAGTGATTTGATTGTAGATCTTCAGGAATATATTAAAGGTGGTAGTGACAGTAATCACAAACAGTTGCGGGAAGGTTACGGTCATATTCGTAAACCTGAAGCAAGAAAAATAAAAATATATTTGGAAAGTATTTTGAAGGATGCGATGAGGTATAGTCATGATAGAAGGCCAGGAAGACCAAAAAAGCATTCTAAATAATGACAAACCCGAAATTAATCGGGGGGTGGAATTATTGTTACGTAATAGGAGGAAGAAACCGGACCCACCTAAAACTTTTCAGGTAAAGTTTGGAAATCTATTTTCTTTCTTTAACAGAGAAATTATTTTTCACTTTAATTTTTACTTGGATATCAGACAAAAATAAAAGTTCTCTGGAGAAGTACCATGGAAGATATGACCATAGTAACTTTAACTTTAACGACATTGGTATCGTTACTTGCATTATTGGTTGGGGGTATGATAGGATGGGTAGCAAGACAACATTCATATGAGACAACACCTCAAGTAATCTATACTCATCCAGAAATGTTTGATGCCAATGGGCAATTAGTTCCTGATGAAATTGTAGCAGTTCGATTTGAAAACAATTATGACAACGACGAAGAAGAAGACGAGTGATTGGCAAGTGGAAAAACTTCCACCCAATCCTTTTATGTCTGAGATACTAGAAGTAGTCCACAAGCAGAGATCAAAAGCCAAGAAGGTAGAAGTTCTTAAGTATTATAGAGATGATGCACTGACCGCACTTCTAATATGGAATTTTGATCCTAGTGTAGTATCTGCTTTACCTGATGGTGATGTACCTTACAAACCCAATGATGTACCTGAAGGAACAGATCATACATCCTTAAGAAGAGAGTGGAGGAACCTTTATCATTTCATTAAGGGTGGTAATGATGGACTTAATGGTCTTCGTAGAGAGTCTATGTTTGTTCAGATGCTTGAAGGACTTCATCCTAGAGAAGCAGATCTTATTTGTCTTGTAAAGGACAAGAGACTTACTGACAAGTATAAAGTTACTTTTGATATGGTTAAAGAAGCTTACCCTGATATTGTATGGGGTGATCGTACTTACGTGAATCAATCATGACAACTACTGTTAAAACTGAAAAACAATTGGCAGAAGAACAGAAAGAAGAGGAAGTAAAATTTAATCCCTCAGATTATTCTTGTGAGATTATCTTAGAGAAAACCACTCAGGATAAAGCAAATGATAGAAAACTTCCTACGGATGCTTTCAATGTTTATTATGTGGCAGAAGGAGAGCAGCATTTAGATGTAACTCGTTCTGGTAAAATGGCAAATGTTTTTGATTTTTATTATGACAAGTATGGGAATGTAAAGAAGATTGATTATGGACAAGGGACAGTGAACCCTAGTCAATGGGGATATAAGTCACCTGAAAAAGAAAAGAAAGTGAGGAAGCGGAAGTGAATGATGATCAATTAAGAGCCCAAATTAATGAACTCATTAGAGATGAGATTCAACAGGGGATAAATGAGTACTTAGATCAGCAAGAAACTGAAGGAGATAAGGAGCCTGAATTAGGGTTTGCTAATCCTCAAGAGGAAGCCAATGAATTGAAAGTTAATATCCCTAAGGATGAGGTTGATAGATTGCTTAAAGAATATAAGAGAATTAAAAAGAATGAGAAGTCTAATTTTGCTCAGATAAAGAAACTTGGTTTAGTAGATAAACACGGGAACCCTCTCTAATGCGAATAGGTATTATGTGTTCCGGTGAAGGAACAAACTTTGAAAACATAGTTCATTCCTGTCCTGACCATGAGGTTGTACTGATGGTGTACAACAAGAAGAAATGTGGTGCAAAGAGAAGAGCAGACTTATTAGGTATCAATTCTATACGTATCTCTAGCAAGAG